ATCTTCCACCTATAAATGATGGTTTTCATTGGTGTAGAAGTACAATACAATATTGTATATAATTTAGATTTTAAATTTAAAAATATAATAAATAAGAGCTAATTAGACAGGCTCTTATTTTAATGTCCTAGATATGACTTTAAACTGTCTTTTTTGTTTGGTTAGATTTCCGTAAAAAATCAAATTTAGTTTGGTTATAACACCGTAAAAGTTAAGGAGGAAAATGTTATGGAAGATAACAAAAGTATGGAATCTACTGCCGAAAGTGTAGAAAAAGCTGAAATAGGAGTTAAGGAAAATCAAGAAAAAACATTCACAAGAGATGAATTAAATAAAATTGTTTTTGCAGAAAAAACAAAAGCTCTTGATGAGTACAAAGCACAAATGGAAGCAGAAAAAACAGAAGCTGAAAAATTAGCAAAAATGAAAAGCGATGAAAAGCTTCAATATCAGTTAGAAAAATCTAACGAAGAAAAGAATAATGCACTTGCTGAATTAAATGCTTACAAATTAAAAGAAGAAGCAATGAAGATAGCAAGTGAAAAAGGGTTAGATATTTCATTACTAGCTTATTTTGATTTCAAAACATTAAAAGCAGAAGAAGTTAATTCAAAAATTGAAGATATTTCTGTTGCATTTAATAAAGCAGTTGAAAAAGCAGTAAATGAAAAATTAAAAGAAGAAAGCCCAACAACAAAAATGGGAGCAGAGGTAAGCCAACCTAAAGCAATCCCAACAATGTTTTAATTTAAAAGGAGGAATTTAATATGGCAAGATTAGATGCATTAAGCATTGAATTACAAAACACAGGAAAGGACAAATTAGCTGAAGAATATGGAAAAGTTATAGAAAACTTACAACATGTAACTTTAGCATCTCAATTAAAAAACACAGACTTATCAGGAGATCCAACAAGTGGAACAGTTGAAGCAAAAAGATTTGTAAATGTAAGTGGAAACGCTTATGGAACAGCAAGAACAGCAGGAGCAGGACAAAAAGTTAAAGTAAAACCAGTTGTTATATCAATTAACGATAACACAGAATATATTGAAGAAGTTGAAGAAAAAGACCTTAAAACTTATGGAGTATCAGGATTAATTGAAAGAAGAACAAGAAATCATCAAGATGCTTTAGCAAGAGAATTAGATACAAAATTCTTCTCTGAAGCAGTAACAGCAGGAACATCATTCACAGCAACTGTAGGAGCAACAATTGAAGAAGAAATAGAAGAAGCAATCGAAAAAGTTGAAACAGTTAAAAATTCTTTTGTAAATGGTGTACCAAGAAATATGATTGAAATAGTAATGAGCCCTGCTTATTATGGAAAATTAAGAAACAAAATAAATGCTATACCTAATTCAAATGGATTAGGACAAGTAGCAAACTATGAACAAGGAACATTCAACAACACAAGAATATATTCAAGCGTATTTCTACCAACAGGAGTTAACTATGTTGTAATGGTTAAAGGAGCAATCGCACAACCAGTTATGACATCAATTTATAATCCTTCAAAAGTAGAATTATCAGATGCTACAGCATTTGGCTTATTTGCTTATAAAGGAACAAAAGCAGTAATGGAAGATTTAATATTCTATAATGGAACTGTAGCTTCATTATAGTAAAAGGAGGCAATAGGGTGCTAGATAAAATAATAAGAGATTTAGGCACAAATTATAATGAAGATGATTATATAGTCCTAGAAGATATAATATCAGAGGTAAGTTCTATTGCCTCTGATATTTCTAATAGAAACAAGAATGATGAAAAGTTATATCCATATATAAAAAAGGCTGTAAAAGCTATTTATTTAAGTAGAGGTGCAGAAGGATTAAAGAGTAAGAATGAAAGTGGAGAGTCTGATTCATTTGAAAATGTAATTGAAACATTAAGAAATGATATTATTAAAAGTGGATTAAGGAGGATAAAATAATGCTACTTAGACGCTTAAATACAGTTACATTAAAAAAATCTACAATAGAAAAACAATCAAATGGAAGCAAAACAGAAACTTATGTAACTATTGATAATTACCAAGTTGAAAAAGAAAGCCTAGATGATGAAGTAAGTGCTAGTATATATGGAGCTAGTATTGTTAATATGTTAAGAATAAAATCTCCATTGTCTAAACTTGAAGATTATTTAGACTCTAAATTAAATAATACATCTGATAATATAAGCAAATATTATATTTTTATTGGAAACAAAAAATATAAAATAAAATCAGTTAGTTGTAAAGGAATAGATATAGAATTAGTATGAAAAATATTAATGAACTTGGTAAAGATTTAAGTAAATTTCAAAAAAAGTTGGAAATTAATTTAATGAAAGCACAAGAAGAAACAGCTAAAAAAATAAAAGAAGATGTAATAAAAAATTTAGGACACTCAAAAGGAAAATATGTTGAAAGTATAAAACAGGGAGAAACAAAGAAAGAAGAAAATAGTATTAAAACAGAAATATATACAGATATGTTAAGTAAAGATGGTTACTTCATAGGAAGAATGATAGAAAATGGTACAGGTATTTATGCTCTAGAACCACACATAGGACGCACAAAAACATTTTTTGAAAGTCAATATCAATATTGGTATGTACCTGCAAATGAAGTTGAAAGACCAGTAGGCGAAGCAATTTTAATTGACGGGCAGAAATTCTATATTGCAAAAGCACAGAAACCTAAACCACATTGGAAACCTGCATTAGATATGAATATTGAAACATATAAAAGTAATATAAAAAAAGCTGTAAAGGAGAGTTTATGAGAACATATATACAAAACAAATTAAGTGAATTAGCAAATATAGAATGTGGAGAAATAATTGCAGATGATATCATAGAAGATAATATGACTTATTTTGGATATCAAATAAATAAGAGTTATATAGATAGTGATTTTGATAGCAACCATACATATAGAGTTAATATAACTGGATTTGTAACAAGACGAATACAGGCAACAGAAAATACTACACAAATAGTAGATGAGGCAACCGAAACAATATTAGATAAATTAAAAGAAATAAACTTTAAATGTAATTCAGAAGATGTATCAATAGAAAACAACATAAAAAAATCTCGAATAACAGGATATGTGGATTATAACGAAATAAATAATAAATTAGTATTTTAAGAGGAGGAAAAACATGGCAAAGAAATATAAAGCATATAATGGTTCAAAATTAGAGTATTGTGCAACAGAAAATGGAAACTATACTCAAATCAAAGGTTTAAAAACAACACCTGATATAGGAGGAGAACCTAACACAATAGATACAACAGATTTAGACAATACAGAATATGAAACAGCAATAAATGGATTAAAACCTGCTCAAAATTATAACTTTGAGTTCAATATGGAAGATCCATCAGCAACTGCAAATATAAAATTAGCAAGTGATTTGGAAGATTCTAAAAATGTAGTATATTGGAAATACACACTAGCAAATGGAATAGTAATATCATTTAAAAGTGATGTAAAAACAACAATAACAGGGGGAAGTTCAGGAGATTTAATTGGATTTACAATGCATTTAGCACCAGTTGAAGAACCTACTAGAACATTCCCAGCATCAGCATCATTATAGTAACTAGAGGGCAACGTTGTAAAAAGGCGTTGCCTTATTTTTTTTAGGAGGATTTAGATGAAGAATTTTATTTTTAAATATAAAGATAGTGAAGAAAACGAGAAAGAAGTTGAATTAAGATTGACATCAAACGCGTGTGAACAAATAGAAAAACAATATAATTGCTCACTATTAGATTATGTACAACAAGTATCTGTAACATCAATAATAACATTATTACAAAATATGAGAGCAGGAGCAGGAGAAACATTTACAAGAAATATGGCTTATTCATTTTACGATGAATTGGTAGATGCAGGTTATACAATGGCTGAAATACTAGACAAGATAATATATGAAGCATTAGTTGTATCAGGAGTAATAAGTCAAGAAGATTTAGACAATATAAGAAATGAAAGAGAAAAAATAAACAATATGACAGCAGAAGAAAAACAGAAATTACTTGAAGAAAGAAAAAACTTACAGAAGTAGAGGAATATTCGACAACAGAATACATCGAGTTTCTCTACGATGAATTATTAAAGTTTGATTTATTGTATGAGCAAATGTATGAAATGACGCCATACGAACTAAAAAAGACTTTAGAACAAAGAAAAGCAGGATTAAGCTATAAATTATGGAAGCAAGGGAATTTAAGTCAAATGATGACTAAATATCCTGACACTCCAGATGATGCAAATCCTGAACTTGCAAAACCAAAACCAAGAATTGAAATGCCTGATTTCTTAAAAGAAAAATGGGCAAAACAACAAGGATTATTGTAGGAAGGAGGTATAGCGTGGAAGAAAAATATGGAATTGAGTTAGAATTGTTAACAGATGCATTTAATAAGAAAATTAATCAAATAAAAAATTATTTTTCTGGTATTAAAAATCAAGAAATCAATGTGAAAGCAAATACAGCACAGTTAAGTTACATAGAAAGTCAAATAAATGATATAACTGATAAGATTAGAAGAATTGATGCAGGGTTTGAAACTGGAGATGTTTTAAAATTAGAAGCTCAACTAGAAAAGTTAAGACAACAATATCAAAAACTTTCAGAAGTAGAAGATGAAGTTGGATTTAAAGGTACAATAGCTTTTAATAATATGCAAAAAGGAATAAATAAAGTAACATCTAAAATGAAAAGATTTGCATTTTCTTTATTTAGTATAAGAAGTATTTATTCATTATTAAGCAGAGCAAGTTCAGCGTACATATCACAAGATACTGCACTTGCAAATAAATTACAAGCAGTTTGGATTGGACTAGGAGCAATATTAGAACCTGTTATATCTGCAATAGCAAATACTCTAATTAAAGCAGTAAAATATATCAATATATTCATAAAAGCATTAACAGGTGTAGACTTACTTGCAAAAGCAACGGAAAAATCATTAAAAAAGACAACAAAAGGAGCAAAAGCATTAAGCAAGGCACTAGCAGGATTTGATGAATTAAATAATTTAGACACAAATTCAGATGTTGGAAGTTCTGGAATAGATACAAGTTGGGCAGATGCTTTTAATAAAGTTGAACTTGATACAGAGTGGATTGACAAAATTAAATCCTTTGGAGAATGGATGAAAATTAATTGGCCAGAGGTTATAGGTTTTTTTATAGGAACAAAAACAGCTATTAGTCTTATAAAACTTGGTTTAGACGGTATTAAGGCAATTGGAATAGGTACAATGATTTTTGGAATAATTTATACAGTTAAAAGTCTAATTGATTATTTAAAAGATCCAAGTTTTGAAAACTTCGGCAAGATAATACAAGGAATAGGCATAACAGTTATGGGATTAGGAATGGCATTTTTAGGTTTACCAGTTGTAATTGCAGGAGCAATTGTATTAGCAATAGGCACAATAATAAAATTTTCGGATGATATAAAAGCATTTTTTCAAGGTGGAATTGATTGGTTAGTTAATAAATCAGATTTTATACATGAAAAATTTGGAGATACAATTGGTGGAATTTATGATACATTTGTAGAATGTTTACAAGGAATACTAGACTGGTTTGATTTGATGTTTAATTCTATTAAAAACATATTTGATGGAATAATAAAAGTTGTTAAAGGAGTATTTACTGGAGACTGGAAGCTAGCATTAGAAGGAGCTAAACAAATATTTTCTAATGCGTGGAATTTCATTTATAGTTCATTTTCAATGTTTGGAGATTTTATATGGAGAAAAGTTATACAACCAGCAATTAATAATTTTAAATATTTAAAAGATAATGTAATCAACTTATTCAGAAATATAGGATCTAAAGTTGGAGAGGTTATTGGAAGTGCTTTCAAAAATGTTATTAATGGGGTATTAAGAGCAATAGAAAATATTTTAAATGCACCAATTAGAGCTATTAACAATTTAATTGGTGTTATAAATGCAGTACCTGGTATTAACCTTGGTAAATTAAATACTTTTAAACTACCAAGATTAAATGTTGGAACAAATTATGTACCACAAGACCAATTAGCATATATACATAAAGGTGAAGCGGTTATTCCTAAAAAATTTAATTCTCAAGAGTATTTTGGAAATGGTAATGAAAAAACGAACAGTTTATTAGAAACATTAATTGAAAAAGTTGACAACATTGAAATAAATCCATATACAACAATAAAAGATGTAGGTCAAGCATCATTACAATTTAAAAGAGATAGACAAAGACAAACAGGAGTGAATGTGTTTGCGTAAAAAAATATAAATTAGAAAAGTATCAGTATAAAACTGGTGCTTTTATTATGCAAAAAAGGAGTGTGATTATATGCTGTGGGAAGCAAAAGCTACTTCTAATGGTAGTTACACAACAATGAAAACACCTAGTTCTTATAAAATAAGTTGGGAAGATTTAGATAAAAATTCATACAGAAGTGTTACTAATGGAAATCTTATTAGAAGTATAGTAAGTAAAAAATGGTTTAAAGGGAGTTTTACTTTTAATTATTTGACGGAAAGCGAAGCAGAAACAATATTATCAATGATTAATAATTATCCGTTATATGTAAAAGTGAAAAGCCCTTTATTTGGTTCTAATGGAATTATTGAGTGCCAAGCATATGTAAGTCAAGTTTCTATAAGCATGAATAGAAACCAAAGTAATGGAGCAACTTGGACTGATTTGAGTTTTAACATAGTACAAAGCAAAATAATTTCAGGTCAATAGAAAGGAGAAAATATGTACAATACAAGTGCTAGTTGGAAAGAACAAATATACACAAATAAACAATGTATAATGAATGTATATTTTGATAATGTTCTTATTAATTCAGATTATATACTTGATTTTAAAAAAGGCGGAGAAATATTTGATGAAGAATTTTCGCTAGAAATTGCGACAAGTCAATACATAGAGTTAAAGATACTAAAAGACCAAATTGCAACAATACCTGAAGTAATTAGAGTAGAATTTGGAATATTATTAAACAATAATCCAAATACTTCAGAGATTATTCCAATTGGAATATACAATTTAGAAAATTATAAGGATAATGATGATGGAACACTGACAATAAAGGCTTTAGATAATATGATTAAATTTGAATTTAATTATGATGGAAGTACTTTAGTAAACACAAATGGTAGTGCTACATTGTTACAAGTTGCACAAGACATATGTAGTCAAGCAGGAGTAGAATTAGGTTCTACTTCTTTTTTAAATTCAGATAAACAAATAGCAGTCTATGACAATTCAGTAAGTGCAAGAGAATATATAAAGTATATTGCAGAAAGTTCAGGAGGATTTGCGTGTATTGGCAGAGATGGAAAGTTATATTTTAAAGATATATATCAAGATACAGCTCAAATCTCAATAGATATGTTTGGTACTTACAAATGGAGTGAAGAATTTAAAATATCAAAAGTACATTATGAAGATGGTGTCAGAAATTTTACATTTGGAGATAGTACAAGAAATACATTATATATAAATCAAAATAACATGTTTATTGTTAATCAGGCACAAGTACAAAATATATACAATAAAATAAAAAATTTAACAATTAATTCATTTGAAGGACAAACAATAATTGACCCTGCGATAGATGTAGGGGATAAAATTATAATAGGCGGAAAACCTGTTGTATTTCAAGGAGAAATAACACTAGCAGGAAGTTTTATAGCAGATATTAAATGTAATATACAAACAAAACAAAAAGAAGAAACAACAGTAATAACACCTTCACAAGTATCAATAAATAGAAGAGTACAAGGACAAATAAATCAAATAGAAGGAAACATAACACAATTAATAGAAGAAACATCAGAAAATACACAAAATATAAGCCTACATGAACAAACAATAAATGGAATAACAAACACAGTAAGTTCAGTACAAACAAAGTTAAATAATATGCAAATTGGTGGAACTAACCTTTTAAGAGGAACAAATACAGTAACGTCATTAAGTTCTGTTGGAACGTGGTCAAGAGGCACATGGAGACAAGCAGGTACTGGAACTGGAACGAGAACATCAATAAGTGTATCAGATGCACCAAATGCAAACATAAAAGTTGGTTGGAGTACAACGAATACATCAGGACAGGTTTTAATTTCACAAGATAACGTACCTATGACAAATGGAGAACAATATACGATATCTTGCTATGCTAAAGGAACAGGGAAAATATATATGCAGTATGGTAATGGAACAGTAGGATACCTTGGCTCAGTTGGAGATAAATACAATATAACTGATTCTAATAATTGGAAAAAATTTTCATATACATTCACATCAAAAGGAACAGCTAATATTTATATTGGTTCTGATTCGGCAGGAAATAATGTTAGCTTCTGTGGTATGAAATTAGAAAAAGGAAATATGGCAACAGACTGGTCTCCAGCACCTGAGGATATTACAGCAAATTATTACACAAAAACAGAAACCAATTCACAGATAACACAAAAAGCAAATGAAATATCTTCAGTAGTAAGTCAAAGTATATCAGCAGTACAAGTAGGAGGAACTAATTTAGCAAAAAACTCTGCACCATATAGTTTAAACTATTGGGTAAATTTTGATACAACAATATCATTAGTAGATGAAAGTTCTGCACCATTTACGAAAGCAATAAAAGTACATTATGCAGACACCTCTGGAATTGGAACTTTTAACTCATTAGAAAGAAGATTAGAAATCGGCAAAGAATATAGCTGGAGCGTTTATATAAAAGCAAGTGAAAATACAGAATTAACTGTAGGTCAAGAACAGGGTGGAACAAAAGTAGTAAACCTAACAACGTCATGGCAGAAATTTACACATACATTTACAGCAGATAATGGGCAATATAAGAATTTTATATTTTATTGTTATTCAGATGCAAGACAAAATGGATTAGATGTATATATACATTCTTTAAAACTAGAAGAAGGAAATAAAATTACAAGTTGGAGTGTAAATCCAAATGATGAGGTGACGGAATATAATGTTATTTCAAAAATTAATCAATCTGCTGAAGCGGTCGGAATAAATGCTAATAAAATAGAATTGTCAGCAAATGATATTTTAAATTTATTAGCAGGAAACACAATAAATTTAACAAGTAAAAATATTGTAATTTCTAGTAACGATCTTAGAATTGACAGTAATGGAAACATAGAAATACAAGATAATGGCAATGGTTATTCACCCCATTTTATGATAAAAAGAGTAAATAATTCTTCTTTATATTCTTATGTTAACAGTGAACAACATTTTACTACAGATGGAACAAATGATGCTACGTTAGAACCAGGAAGAATAATATTGGGAAATCTTTCAGATTCTTTTGAAGCATTATGCAAAGATGGGGAATCAAATATATCTTTAGTAAAAAATAATTTGGAAGTATTTTATGCTGATAGAAATGGAGTACAAGCACCAAGTTTTCAAAATACATCATTAGAAAGTATTAAAAAGAATATTTCAAAATTTTATGAAGCTATAGATATTTTAAAAAATTCAGAAATATATCAGTATAATTTAAAGACAGAAAAAGATACTGAAAAAAAACATATAGGTTTTGTAATTGGAGAAAGTTATAAAACTCCCAAAGAAATAATGTCAAGCAATATGAATAGCATAGATATTTATTCAATGGTATCAGTTTTATGGAGAGCTGTTCAAGAACAACAAGAAATAATAGAAGACCTAAAATCAAGAATAGAAAAACTTGAAAAAGAAGTAAATAAATAACGATATAGTATTTTAAAAGGAGAAGTAGAGTAAATGGAAGAAATAATTCAAACTACATTTCAATATGGTGGAACAGTTATTATGGCAGG